TAAATTTCAAAACGCGATTGTGAAGTATAATACACGCCTTGAACGTGTCACCGTCATACACATCAGTAACCTTGGCGTACCCTTCATATTTATCAAGGCTAAAAACGGGTATAGAAACATCGGTTTTTGATAATTTACGCTTCGTAAAACAATACATTTATTTATAACCCTCTAATTCTTTTAAGTTCATCGCATATTTTCAAATAATCACCCTCGGGTAAGTTTGATGAATTTTTATCAATAATTTCCATAACAGATCGTGAAACACTACGTAATGTTACATCTCTATCATATAAGGGTTCGGGGTTAATCGGTGGACGACACAACCAATCTGTACCTGTTATTTCACCTTCATAATTATACCTATTGCGAATATGTCTAAAAAAATCTCTTAAACGGGGAAAATATTTAGTTGGAGACCAAACCGTATCATGCCTAAAAATATAATCTTTATCGATTAAAACATTATCTCGTGTATTCCATATATTTGTATTATAATTGAACATGGAAATTGGACGAATGTTACCATCTTCTGGTGTTGGTAAAGTATCATTTCGATTTAAATAAAGCGCGTTATAATTAAATGAAAATATAGGAGAGGCATATGCTTCTATATAATCAACTACTGATGGATTATTATGTTCATATACCACTCTTACCAAAATCTGTTGGAGTCCCTCACATGTATTAGGTATAGCTGTTCTTATATTACTATTTACGAAAGGTGTTGATGGCATTTACTTACATTATATCAGCATCTTTATCTGGTTTTACATAAATTTCAGGTGCATCCTCAACTAAATCAATAACAAACCTACTTTTATCATTCGTTGGAGAAATGGTTACGATTCTACATTTATCTGTACTAAGCATTGTCTGACCTGTAACATTAGTTGGTATTGTAATAGGGCGACACAGTAACATCCACATTTTTTATTATAAATGTATAAATATATTTCAAAAATGTAACACAATTTATTAAAAATAACGATAAAAGTATATACAAATTATATAGTAAAATATGTTAATATTATAAAATAACGAAAAGTTTGTCCAAAAAATCGACGAGTTAAAGAAAAATTTATTTTTGAAAAAAAAGTCCCTCTTCGAAGGAGTTAGTATATATAAAAATAAATATTTTAAAAGTCGTCGATTTTTTGGACAAACTTTTTAATTTTTTACTGTATGATTTAGGTATACTTTTTATTCTTAGAAAAATGTACAAAAAACTCGTCGATTTTTTGGACAAACTTTTTAATTTTTTACTATATAATTTAGGTATATTTTTTTATTTTAGAAATATTTTAGAAAAAACGACTAAAAAATGATAATTTTCGCGAAAAGTTTGTCAGAAAAATCGACGACTAAAAAACTCGTCGATTTTTCTGACAAACTTTTTATTTTTTCAGTGAAAAAAATAAGTTTTAATACTAAACAATGAAGCTTGTATTGATAGTATTAATACTTCTCGTACTTATGATGATGTCCAGGACAGAAATGTTTACAGAACAATTTGGGTTCTCTGGGTATACTAAACCAGTTGGCCCAATATCCCTCGATGGTATGGAAACTGATTTATCGGGATATACAGAATCTGGTGAAGATGTTTCTGTAACTAATGATCTCATGCAGAAAATGGTTCTTGCAACCAATAAAGAAATTTCTAAAAGAACTGGACTTTGTACTTATATTATAGAAACAACGGGTGTTAGAAAGTTCGAGGACAAACTTTCCAAACAGGAAATATATAGATGTCAATTCATGACAGTAAAACATAGAGGATTTGCTATGGGATTTGCCGTTACATCTGATATTAGAATTATTAATGATGAAGCAGTTATTTTGAATTTGAAAGCACAACCAATAGATATAAATCCACCTACGGATCCAAGTATTTACCAAAAATCTATAAAGGGTAAAGAGTTTGAAGATTATACAAATGTAAGACAAAGTGAAATTGATAAAATCAAACATACACAACTTGTAGAAAAAACTATATTAGATCCACAAACCATGTATGGAAAACCACCAGTTGATACCCCTATTGATTCAACTAACCCAGTTCCAGTTATAAAACCAGAACAAGGTGCCATTAAGGATAGAATAGTGTACCCCCCGGGTATGTAAAATTACAGATTAAAAGTTCTTAATACATCATAATGATCAGTATCGATGAAATAACACGTATAGCTGAAAAAAGAAATCATTTGAAAAAAGAGACATATACCAAAATATACGAACAAATTTCAAAGAAGATAAGACAGTCAGTTGAATTAGGTCACAAATATCTATTCTGTCAAATACCTTCATTTGTTATGGGTTATCCTCATTTTAACAGGATGAAAGCGTTACAATATATAAAACGACAGTTCGAAATAGGTGGTTTTTATGTTCAGGTTATAGGTGATTTTGAATTGTGTATTTCATGGAGACCAAATAAAAAATCAAATAAAAATGATTCAAATAATGAACCAGATGACCCAGAGGAATTTCCTACACTTATAAATCTCAAGAAGGCTGCAAATAAATACAGGAGACATGCGTGAGAGTTTAAAGTTTAATAATGTAATTATAATACAAACATGAGCGACCCACTTAATATATTAGTAGAGGCTAAGCGTGAGTATATAGGTCAATTATGTTTACTTATGTGCCCTGTTATGATTGAAACGTTCGAAACAATGTATGAAGAAGCTTATAAGCTTTCAAAAGGTAGAAAAGTTCTTGTAATGTATCAGAAACTTTTAAAGGAAGTTCCAAATTGGAGTGATGCATTATCAAAAACACACACAGATAATATAACAAATAGATGTGCTTGGTTTAATGATTTATTAGCAGCTGTTTTTGTAAGTTGCGTTAAGATTTTGTCTGCAGTTCGATTAAATAAAGATAATAAAAAGATTTCTCTCAAACTTCCAACGAATGAAGTTTTCATTCAGACGTGTTATAACAACGCAGCAAAGGATTTATATTTAGATCCATATATTTACCACGAAGCACAGAACGAACATGCGAGAAATGATAAATTGTATGAGAGATTTTGTGCGTGTATTGAAACATCTGTAAAGGAACTTATACCAGTTCAACAAATATTACAGACATATATGTCCCAAACACAAGAAGGACAAGACTTGGACGTTGGTGAAGCCGAAGTTGGTGATTCAGAAGATCCTGATCTTATTGATGGATATGAAGAAGAAACAACGGAGGAACCATTTGAAACACCTTCAGGAGAACCTACCATGGAAGAACATTCCATGGAAGAATCCCATATGGAGCAACCAATGGAACAACCAATGGAGCAACCAATGGAACAACCAATGGAACCAGAAAGACCATCTCCATTTGAAAATGAATTTCGAACTATAAATACAAAAACGAGTTCTCAAATACCGCAACCACAACCACAGGCGACACACCAAGAAGATGAAGGTGTATTATTTCCGGACGCATCCGAAACCCGTGCAAAAAAAGTTGGGTATTATTAAATGGAGTTTGAAGACTATTTAAGAGACCCAGCATGGGCCGGTATAATCGCCGGTATGATAACCGCTGGATATATACATTTCAAAGCGAAAATTAACAATGAAGGTAAACTTCCACTAAGTGCATATACAAAACCAGCAACACTTACAGCAATTTTAGTATTTTTTATCGTTACTAACGGATTAGGTAAGAAAGAGACCATATCAACAGAACCATTTTAATTTTATAACTTAAAGATAATATACGTCATTACTATATAAAAATGGCTTCCGTGACTGCATTCAATGATATGATGGGTCAATTTCTTGTGGAATTACACAAGACATTTCCAGAAGAAAAAGGCTTGAAAAAGTGTTTATCCGCTTTCGACTTAATGAAGGAAGCTAACCCACGATTAGTCGTTGATGGGTTTATGAATGGTGTTACACCATATGCTGACAAGATTTCAGCTAAAGACGAAACATTTTTTATTAATGAATCTAAGAATTTGGATTTTATGAAAGGTGTAGATCTTGAAAAACATTGGGGTTCTGCTTCCGAAAATACAAAAAATGCAATTTGGCAATATGTTCAGACCTTATACATGCTTGGAACCACTATAAGTTCTATCCCAGAAGAAACACTTTCCATGATTGAAACTGTTGCAAAGCAATGTGCCGATAAAATGGGTGAAGATGGAACGGAACTTGACGAAGCTGCTTTGATGAAAACTATGCAGGGTATGTTGGGTGGTATGATGAAAAAATAAACTCACTATATATAAATGACATCTTGGTTTGAAGATCCAAAACAATTGGTTCGTGTAGACAAAGTTCATGAATTTTGGCCAACAAAAACACAATCTTCAGCAGAGCGTGTTAACGCAACTGCTCGTTTTATCATTTATGCAACATGTATAATATATCTTATAAAGCGTGATCCACGCATATTCGTTCTAGGCGCCACCGTACTCGGTGTTCTTTATATAATGGAAAAGTCTGATATGGTTAAAGAAGGTGTTGCAAGACCAACACATGTATACAATAACGAGGGTAAACCATGTACTATGCCAACAAAGGATAACCCCATGGGTAATGTACTTATGTCTGATTATGTAGACAGACCAGATAGACCACAATCATGCCATTACCCAACTGTAAAGGCTCCCGTAAACAATTTTCTTACAGGTGATATCAAATACGGTCCAGGTCGTTCGCGTTCATCTATGCCCGAATATCAAAGAAATGGGTTATCCAGACAATTTGTAAGTATGCCAGATACATCCTTGGGTGATACACCTTATTATGAATTTATTCATGGTAGTAGAAATGTTGGTACATGTCGTCAAGACCAGACATTGTGTAATCCAGACGCGAGAGGTGTTCAGCTTGAAGCATTTGCGGGACTTGATCCAAACGGTGATAAAAGAAGTGGTATGCACAGAGGTTCGGGTTTACCCGCTGGCCACACTTCGTAATTTTTAATAATTGAATAATAAAGTAGTAGATACTCGATTTCCATAAACAAAATCTCTTGTTATAATAAATGGCGTATCAACTCCAACCAGGAATGAAAGTTGTTCAAGATCACGCGGTTCCATCCGTATGTGCATCTGAAGAAGTTTTAGTGTATCCCCAGCCCAGTACTTTGAACTATGTTTCAAGTCGTCCAAATACTATGTTATATGGGACTGCTCCATATATGGCCGGTAAAGGATCACCAGCAGAATATATTAATACATCTGATGAACTCAGACCACAATCCACATCTCGTTTTAACAAGGTTTTAGCGAAAACATACGAAAGAAATTTTCACCCACTCCAAAATGTTGAGTGCAAATTGCCGCTTCAAACACAAACTTATGATGCAGCAAGTACACGTGCCGACACACAAAATGGTTTATTTCAGCAAAGATACCTCAATAAAAATCTCGCTAAGAAATAAGAATGGCTGACCCTATCTCTATAATGGCTATAGCCGGCCTAGTTTATGCCGGAAGAAAGTTAAGTAAATCAGAAGAAAAATATTCAGTAGAAGGTAATCCAATAGAAGAACAAGAAATCGTTTCGGAATTTTCTGACATAGATGTCACTGCACCACCCGGGTATTTAGGTCCTTTATCACCACTTGAAGAACCAACATACCAAACAAAGGAAGAAATTGGTTCGTTTGCCGATATTTCACGACAACAAAGATCATCTGGTGGAGAGGTTTTAACGATGAGAAACCGTATGTATGATGCTGGAAGAATGAATAATCTTTCTCCAGTTGAAAAACAGCTCGTTGGTCCAGGTTTGGGTGTTGGTCCAGAAGTACCTGCTTTTGGAGGTAACCAGCAATTATTCCGTGTTAACCCTGAAAATGTTGGTGCGTATCGTTTAACAACTTTACCAGGTAGGTCTGGTCCAGCGTTTGATCCAAAGGGTGGTAGACGTGGCGTCGTTGGCAAAGTTTCGCAAAATAGACCAGAAAAGACGGCGTTTCTTCCAGAACGTCTTCCAACGGCTGCGGGTCGTGCCCAAGGTATGTCTGGTAGAACACCAAGAGCAGAGCATGAACGTACAAAGAGAACGACTAATAGATCTGAAACAGGTTCGAGAACTGATACTTTGGGTTTTGCAACTGCAAAGAGAACGGTATCTGCACTCACACGCGCACAAGAGCCAACACGTAATAAAAAGGATGGTAACATCGAACATTATCAATACAATAATCAGCCAGCACCAGGTATATCCAGTTTTGTTGGTGGTTATTTGAATGCACCAGCTACTAAAATCGGTGAAAAACGAACATATGGTTCCATACATACAGCAGAAGACCTTACTAATTATGGTTTCAGACCAGATGACCGTCGTGGTAAGGCTGGTCGTGCAGCGGGTCCAGGTAGAATGAATGTCCGTGCAGATGCACTTAATCAAGGTGGTATGGTTACAAGTGTTAGGTCCGATACATCTAGAATCGATGGAAGAATAAATGCCGCGAATGGGGCATGGACACAACAATACAAAAATAACGATTATCATAAATTTAATGCTTATAAAGGTCACGAAAATCCAAATGCTTCTAATATGAGTTTAGATACAGCTAGAAGACAACTTGCGAATAACCCATTGGTACATAGTCTTTCGTAATTAATTAGATAAAATTGAGAAATACACTCATTAAAATAATGCTCATATATTTTAATGAAGGTACATACCCTAGACATAGATAGTGGCGAACGCGATCCCGTTTTGTACCCAGATCCTTCTGATTATGTCGTACAACTTAAAAATCCAATTTATGACGTTACAAAGATATCACTTATATCAGCGCGTATACACAATAGTCAATACCTGATAAACTCCAGGAACAATCAATTTGATATAAATGGAACAACAGTCACAATACCTATAGGAAACTATAGTGGTAAAGATTTAGCACAGGCTGTTGTTACTGCTTCAGCTGATATAACATCCGCATCATTTGAAAAAGAGACTAATGCTATAACATTCACTGGTAGTGCTCCATTTACATTTGAATTTTATGGTGGTAAAAATGGTTATGCATCTGGTACACCTGGATATACAACACCACATGATATATTAGGATTACCGGCAAGTAATGTTGCTTCTACAGGGAATACATTAGAAACAGGTAGTATTAATTTACAAGGTGCCGATGCAATTATTGTTAAATTAAGTAGTGGTTCAGATGAATTTAACAAAACTGTGTTTTCAGAAACACCATTTTATACGGGACGTATTCTTTTCTGTGGTGACGTGATTAATTATTCTGGTGTTGACGATACAGTAGAACATAATTTTGATTCTGGATCTCAAAAAACGATATCGAGTTTACGTGTTCAGTTTTATTATAGTAGTAATAATCGTTTAATACCATACGATTTTAGAAACGCAAATCATATACTAAAACTTGCAGTAACATGTTCTACTGATAAACTTGAAAATGTAGCTAAAGTGGAAAGAGACTTTTCTCTTCCACCACCTATGAGTATCCCCGAATTAGAGGATCCGCGTAGATGGGATGCATTTATATCTATATTTTTAGTAGTTGCAACCGGTTTATTTTTATTGCTTGTTATGCGTAAACCAAGACTTAACGAGTAACCGCGAAGACTGGTTGGGATGGCTTCGTGACCTTCGAGGAGACACGAGAGATACCAACGTAGACGACAATAGACAAGAGTGTTGTCAAGAGGGCAGTGAGAGTGTAGTTCATACCACCGTTCTTGTTAACCTTGACGACTTGGTTGACAATCCATCTAACCAAGTCCATCCAAGAAAGGGCGGCGGCGAAGGAAAAACCAGCAACAATGGCGTTGAGGGATTGGGATTCGAGTTCTCTAGTAACGAGAGTGACAGTTTCAGCGGCGACAGCGGACATTTTTTTTATACTTTATCCTGAGATTTTAATCTGGGAGCAGTTCCTCTTCTATTAAAATTTTTTTATAATATTTAGGTTTCATATACCCCTTTAACATTTTACCCACTTCCGCTGGATCTATTTCAGATTCTGTACCCGATATAGACGTTTCTGTTCCTGAATCAGAATCAGAATCAGATTCGGAACATCGATCATCTCGTATTTTAAAATATTCTGGTGACGTATTCGCCCATCCTTCAGGCTCTGATATGTTCATTACTATCGATAGCATTTTTTAACATAATTTCTGACGGATTCATGGGTTTCCACGCGTCCCAATTATCATATGCCATATTCATTTTAACGAATTTATATTCCCTACCTGAATATCTTGAAAATGGTATAATTTCATCATCTTCTATTATAATTTCATCATCTTCCTCGTCTGACGATTCTTCATATATTTCGGGGAAATGTGAACCCAACTTTTTACCAACTTCATTCATGGCACAATATTTCATAGCGTATTCCATATCCTCGCTGAGAATGATATCACGACCACACGCTTTTGCGTATTCGGCGGCAAGAATCATTGAACGTTCGAGGACGGGTTGTATAATATTAAGAGCAGAGTCTTGAACCTGCTCTATTAAATTTGCAGTAGCTTCTTTTTCTTGTAGATTCATTATAGATTAAACAGTGTTTTAGCAATACCGTTTTCTATACGGAGTATATTAAAACTTAGACCTAAAACTCTAAGTTCCCTTTCACCATCATTATATGGATTCAAACTTAATTTTAAATATTGGTCTTTAACTAAACTAAAGTTTCTTTGCCCTGTTGGATACCATCTTTCGGGTTCTAATGCAAAACTATATGAATAATATCGCCTGAATAATTGTGTTCTAGAATGATGTATTCCACTCTGAACGGCGCGCAAGTTTATAATTTTACCTGTAGCTTCATTTAAAATTACTATATCATCAAGTGTTAATTCGAGATATCTTAAATGTTCATAATTTATATATTCAGATTTAGCTGAATATATTTCGTAATTTAAATCATAATCAAATGCAGATACTAAATTAGTTTGACCACCTATAAAACCGGGTTGTTTTGGATTTACGGTCTGAATTATAAAGAATAATTCTTTTATTGGGTTTTTAAATTCAAGTTTATGTTTAATATCAGTAACACCAGAATCTATTTTAGCTATTGGACTTTCCTGAACTTGTGTAATGATATAATCCGTTTTCTGACTTATTAGTTTCTGTTTTTCTTCTTCATTTATGGATATCATTTCAGCTGTTAATTTAAAATTTTTAATAAGTCCTAATGGTTTTTGGTTTGTAGATGGATAAACTGGATGTATATTATCGTATTTATTGTATATACAATCTTGTACGTCTCTCAATTTAATAACAATTTCAATTTCTTGTTCTGTTATAGCGCATATTGGTATGGCGAGTTCAGGGTTATTATAAAAGTAAAAGGGTATATCGACAAAATACTTATTAGATGAAGTTGCATTACCAAGGTATCCAATTATACTTAAATCTTTTACCTGTGTTCCCGAAAGTTCCAATGGTGGTTTACCAACGAGTTTAGATAAATTATGTTGTTTTGTTTGTGATATATAATTATCCGAATAAATAGCTAAAAAATCTCTTGGGATACGTTGAATAACCTGACCACCAATAAGAAGTTCTATGTAATCAATCATAGCATGACCAATTGATTCAACATATCCCGTTCCTGAAAACGGACCGCCCGTCATTTGTTCGATGGCATCTAATTCAAATTTTAAACTTACGGTTTTAAGAAGATCACCTTGATTTTGGGGTATAGTACATCGTATAGTATTTCCAAATTCAATTTCGCCTTCTGCGTCTAAATCAACAAAGAAAGGTGCAAAGTTTGTATGTTTTTGAAAATTTTTTATAAAATAAGTGTACTCTGGGTCTTTCGTAAAGAAAACGTCCTGTGGACCTGATGTTTGTAATTGAACACGACCAGCCATTACTAGTATAACTGACTAAAATTTTAAACCTCCGAGACCGCTATGTATTCTCAAGACGTTATAGTTTACGGCATATATACTTACATCGTGTGCGAAATTTACATCTGGTGTTTCGAGTTCAATTTCTATTAAGTTATGTGATATTCTACTCATATTTACCTGTCCGGTAGGATAATATGTTTCTGGTTTCATAGAAAAACTATAAACTCCAAAATCATTTCCGGTAACACCCGTGTAATATTTTAAAGGTTGTTCGTAACTTAACATTAAATTATCGGCATCAATGATTGTATTATTATTAAATTTCATAGTAACCTGTTTTATGGGGCAAAGTTTATGAACATCTTCACTTTCAGCTATAAAAAACATCTCCTTTACGGGGTTTTTGAAATTAAGCATACCAGATTTTTTAGATTCACCTGCTTTGAATTTAAATCGAGACAATTGTAATTGTGTAATAACATATTCAACTGGGCGGGTTAATAAAAAATTTCTTTCGTCTTCCGTAACGAAATAGAAATCTGTAACAAGTGAAACTTCTTTAATTGATGAAGAAACGTCCGCAGGTGGGTCTTGGATATCTGTGGCTGTATTATATTGTATAGTAACATCTTCTATCTTTTTAAATTGTATACGTATTTCTACAAGTTGTTTTGTTAAAGCGCATACGGGTATAGCTAAACTTGGATGTCTAAAAAAGTAAAAGGGTAAAAGTACGCTATAATCCCAATCATATGACACTGGTATATAATTATCATGTCCATTTAAAAAATAAAGTGTTTGGTCTATATCATCTTTATTATTATGTATTTGATCATACATGTATATATAATCGCCAGTTAAGCGTTCAATTACTTGTCCACCAATGACAAGGTCTGCATATTTTATGATTTGAGCTCCTATAGATTTTCTATACCTAAGATGACGTACATTTATAGTACCACCCATACCAG